CGGGCTCCCGCTGACCTGCGTCAGCCTCACCTCATAGAGATCGCCGACGGTGGCGCTTCGACCGGTAATCACCCACTCGTCCGAGTCGTCTGTCCAGCTGCCGCCACCCTGCTGCAATTGCATCACGCCACTGCGCAGGAACCGGACGCCATGCGTTATCGACGGACCGGGGTCCGTGAGGCTAAATTGAACCTGAATGTTCAGGTTGCTCGTCGGACCCGTCGGGCCTGCCGGGCCTGTCGGGCCTGTCGGACCGACGGGAGAGCCGCCCGCAGGACCCGCAGATCCGGACGGACCTGTCGGACCAGCGCCGCCCGCAGGGGATGACCCCGTTGGGCCTACGGACCCGGTGGGACCTGTCGGACCAACGCCGCCTGCAGGAGATGCTCCTGTCGGACCCGGACCGCCAGCAGGGCCCGCAATGCCCGCCGGACCTGCCGGAGAAGAACCGGTTGGGCCTGTTGCGCCCGCAGGGCCCGCAGGACCCGGAGGACCAGGAGGTCTTGGCCCAGACGGACCTGTTGGACCCGGCGGACCGACCGCACCTGAAGGGCCTGTGCCAGGAGGGCCGTTTGGACCCTTCGCTCCGGTAATGCCCGTTCCTCCAGCGATGCCTGAAGTCCCAACCGGACCAACGGGGCCCGTAGGCCCGGGGGAAACGGGGCCTGGTGCTCCCGTTGGTCCGGCTGAGCCTGTCGGCCCTGTCGGTCCGTTCGGGCCGAAAGCTCCGAACGGACCCGGTCCGCCCAGCGGGCCATTCGGCCCCGGGCTGCCATTCAATCCGATCCTGTAACCACCGAAGTCCGGCATCTTATCCAGCCGGTCCGGTTGGTCCGGCTGGTCCGGCCCCGCCCGTCGGTCCGGCAGGTCCAGTTGGACCCGGAGGACCGTTCGGACCCGCAGGGCCTGCTGATCCAGAAGGACCGGCAGGGCCGCTCGGCCCGGTTGATCCGGTTGGGCCGGTTGGGCCCGTAGAACCTGCCGGACCCGTCGGACCCGCAGGGCCTGCCGGACCCGCTGGTCCAGTTGGACCTGCCGAACCTGTGGGTCCGGTTGAGCCTGAAGGGCCAGTAGGACCGGACGGTCCGGGCGACCCCGTTGGGCCTGCTGGACCTGTCGTGCCCGAAGGGCCCGTTGGACCCGTTGGACCCGTTGGACCCGCAGGACCAGCACCGCCTGTTGGACCCGGAGGACCAGCAGCGCCCGTAGGGCCTGAAGGACCTGTTGCGCCAGCAGGGCCCGCAGGACCGGGCGAACCTGTCGGACCCGGAGGGCCGCCAGCTGAAGGACCACCCGGGCCATTCGGACCCGTCGGACCTACAGACCCGGGTGGTCCAGGCGGACCAGCAGGTCCATCGGGCCCGCCAGAGCCTGTCGGACCTGCCGGGCCCGTCGAGCCCTTGAGTCGGAATGTGTGATAAACACTCATACGGGATAGATCCTCCATCCGTAGGTGTCATTGATGAAGACCAGCGCGAAGGCAAAATTAGTTGCGTTGGCATCGCCGGTTGCTGAGAACGTCATGTCCTCGGTAAGTCCCATGATCAGCTTGCCGTTTCGAGCAATCGTGAAGTTCGACACCGTTCCGGCGACGTGCATGAAACGGCAGTGGTCGTTGGCCACTGGAGAACCAGGCAATGTCGCCACCACGGCAGAGGTACAGTCGACCGCGTAGTCATCACCGGTCACGCAGTTGAAGTTGGCCGTCTTTACCGTGAAGTTGAACGAGACCGACTCAGCTCGCTGCAGCTCCGTCAGATCGATGACCGTGGTCCAGTGGTCGGTTTTCTCACCCGCGTTGAACGCCGCCGCTGCCGTGTGGTTCTCGTTGGCAATGAAAATGCTGTTCGGAGACACCGGATCACGGACAATGTCTTGGTTCGCGTACACCGCCAGCGCCGTCCAGTCGCCGCGCCACGTCCCGAACGCCTGCAGCAGGGCAATCCCTCCAGACGAGTTGAATCCGATCGGCTTGTTCTTGCGTTGATCGACGGTCGCAATGATCTCGTTCGCCGCGCCCGACGGGATCTTGACCCGCCGATCGAATTCGACGCTCAGAAGATCGAAGCCGACCTCGGCAGCCTCCAGCTCCCTGATCACATCCTCGGATCTGGCGGTCCCTGTGGGCGGGATCGCTCCACCGTATTCGTAGTATGGATTCGTCATGCCAAGCTGTTCCTGTTGAGTTTTCGCGGGGAGTAATGCAGCGTCAGCCCCAGCAGCGTGTGCGTCAGTTCGTACTTGGTCTTGGAGTACGCGCCGACACTGATGTTTGTGCCCGATGCGTTAAGCGCGAACGTCGCCGTCGGATTGACCTCGCTGCTCCACTGGAACTCGCCCCAGTCGCTGATATCCCAGAACCCCCCGCCCCCAGGGATGACCATGTCGATTACGGGCTGCATGTTGTAATCCGGGTTGCCCGACATGTAGTCGACCACGCACTTCATCGTCAGCATCCGGGACGCGGTCTTGATGTCGATGGTGCCTCGGCGATAACGCTTGTGGCGCTGCGGCGACTTCGAGAAGTGGTACGGCATCCGCACGAAGCTCTCGACCTCGACGCCATCGAAGCTGCGGACGTCAGATCGGATCTCGTACACGAACCCGTCGTCGGAGCCGAAGAAGGTCCGGATCCTGCCGTCCAGACCTTCCTGTTCGCATGAACATAGGACTGGCTTGCCGTAGTTGGTCACCATCACCCGGTACTCGCGGGTTGGCGCGCCGCCCTTCGTGTACACATCCTTGTAGCCAATCACCACGTTGTCGCCGTTGGCGAACGAACATCGGTACAAGGACAACTCCCGGGAAACATGCGAGTCCACCACAGAGGAACGTCCCAGCAGTTTCGTGATGAATCCGGCCGCCTTGTCCGTGACGATCGACTCGCGGAAATTCCCGTGGGCTTCCGTCGCGGTCAGCGTGGTAAACCCTTGGTCATCCAGGTAGATCCCGTTGGCAATCCGCTGTGAGGACCACTCGCGGCAGCCGGCACGAATGCCGAACTCGACCAGCTTGAACGTCGCAGGCGTTGTACCTGACAGACGACTGATCCTGTTTCTCCCCAGAATGAACACTGCCACGTTGTCAGTCGCGCCGATCTCTTCGATAAAACCGACCACTTCCTCGCCCAGCGCCAGCTCGCCTGCGCCACGCACGACAGTCCACGCCATGGGCGTATTGCGGCCGGCCAGCTGGACCGAGCCGCCAGAGAACGCCAGCATCAGAATGTCGGAATACGAGCCAATATGCCGGGGCTTGTCCACCGTCATGCCGGTGTCGATCTGGGCGAAACAGGCATCCACGGGGTCGTACTCGAAGCACGCATCCTCGCCGTTCACGCCATAGAACCGGATCTTGTCCGAGTGCCCGAAGTAATTGTTCGTGCGGAACTCATAGCGCCCGCCAGCGGTCAGCGACTGCACGAAGGCCGCGCCATTGGCAGTTGCTTTGGTGACGCCACCAACCTGCAGCCCCTCGTTGTCAACGAACGTGCCGGTAATAGACACGAACACCAGATACCCGACCATGGTGCCGCCCCATGTGCCGCTCACAGTACCGACTCGCAGGACCACTCCGGTGGCTCCCGATGTCAGGCCGGTTACCGTGTCGCCTTCGAAGATCTGGCCGACACCTGCGTCGAACCGAATTTTCTTGTTCAGGACAATTGCTGACCAGCCCGAACCGGTGGACTTGTGCATCACGCACGCCGTCGCGCCCGCGTTGTCGCGCCAGGCATACGTCACGCCTTTGAAGAACCATACGCCACGCACAGGGCCGGAACCCGGGACCGCGAGGACCAGCGTCCGAAAGTACGCTTCCATCAGGTCGACAAGGATCTCGTGCAGCGCATCGGTTACCGCGTCATCGACGATGGGTGCGCCGTATTCCACGCCGAACACCGTCGTGACCTCGCGCAGGTTCTCGTTGTCCTGAAACGTCCCGGTGACATTGATCAGCGCCACATAGCCGATGTTGTCGTCCGCGCCGAAGCCTGAATCGAATCCGTCGGTGTAAGGCGATCCTTGTCCAATGGACAGCACTCTTCCGGTCGCTCCGGATGTCTGGCCATTGATTGTGTCGCCCACAATCGGGTAGTCCGCAGGAACCCCGGCATCGAACAGGATGAACGTGTAATGCTGCTCAGCAGGCGCGGGCCGACCATCGAATCGCTCGTGCCCGTCAACCCGGCGAAACCCGCCGCGCTTGTTGGGTTCGTAATTCTTGGAGCCGATGATGTCACCCAGCGGTATCGCCAGGGGACCATCCTCGGTGTTCAGGCCGCCATCGAAGGCGTAGTAGTCTTTCTCGTAGACACGCGACGCCGATCGCCCGGCACCGCGACGTGACAGCGTTTCACCCAGTCGGCCGAATGTGGCTGGGCGTCTCATCTGTCGAAGCTCGGGGTGATGTGCTCAAGGTCCGGCGTGCCCATGCCGTTGGGAGCCCAGTTCTCCAGCTCGCTGGACTCCAGCGCCATCATCAGGTCATCGTGCTCGCCACTGGATCCGGAAACGATCTCGGGGGCATCCTCCCGCTCGCCGTAGTAGATTTTCGCCCGCACAACGATCAGCCGGTGGAAGTCGACAGGAACCAAGGGAAGGTCTGTGTCCAGCACCATGGCCTGCGGCCGCTGGTAGTACTCAGCATGCAGCCAGCGCAGTGAATCGTTGATCGAGTTCAGCTCGACCGCGCCTGCCGGGTTGATGCTGAACGTGCTCGGGGCCTCTGTGACTAACGCGGAGAACCGGCTCAGTGCGCGCCACTGCGAGAACTCGATGAACTGCAGCGCCTTGGCACTGGCGGTTTCAAGATCGAGGAAGAAGCTCTCGCGCTTCCAGTGCTTGACGATGGGGGTGTAACCGGCAACGGTCGACGGTGGAGATGCCACGCGAGCGCCGCTCAACAGGCGCTCTTTGTAGTCTTTCCAGAGGAACTTCCAATCGATGTACCGATTGCAGATATCTGTGTGGGCCTTGTTGATCAGCCCGACAATGATGCCGTGCTCTCCTCGGGCGGATGCGACGCCAGAGAAGCTGCGCGACCCCCCGCCTACGCCCAGCTCACCGATTGTGTCCTTGCACAGCTCGCGAAAGTTCACCGCATCCCCTTCTTGTGGCGTCCATCGTTAGATCAGCTCGTTTGAGTCAGATCTTCATCGTCAATGACAGCGACGTGCTCTGCAGCCTCTGCCATCTCTTCCCGTATCGCCTGCCACGCCGCCACGATGGCAGGAGTGACAACGTCTATGACTGCCTTCGGCTTTGTTCCGGCTGGAACAACAAACCCAAGAACCCCCGTCGCGAATGCCGCGACACTGGCACGAGGCACTGTCGCAAGGTACGCATGCAGCAGATCTTCTGTTTCCAGTGTCTCCATGCTCCGGCTCATCTCGCCCATCAGTGCATCATTCTGGTCTTGCTGGTCTTGGAGTCTTGAGCGCGGTCCTTTTGACTTCGCTCCCTCCAGCCTGGCCGCATCGATTGCCGCCGCTTCTTCCTCTGCGTGACGCTTGCTTTCCAGCCGGTCCGCATCGGCTTCCTTCGCTCGCCGCATCGCGACCATCGTCACACCCTGTTCCGGGTGCATCGACGCCTCGGTTGGCGTCACGTACTCACCAGTGGCATCAAAATGGTGGGACGATTGGTAGTACCTCGCAACACTCTCACCACTGATATCAGCTACTGGACGACCTGCGTCCATCTTCGGATTCGGCATATGTTTCCCCCATTGCCTTTCGTTAACAGATCTGTTTGCGGAACGTGATCCCTTCTTGAAGTTTCTCGTCCTCGCTCATCGGTTCAAGAGGCTTGTGACCGGACAGGTTATACTCGCCGTATTCTTCCGCCCACTCGCCTTGGTGCTCCTCGGCTTTTTCGACTGGATACATGAATAAATCACGCATCAGAAGTCGTCATTGCCCTTGTGCTTGCCGCCGCCTTTGTGGCCGGGGCTCACGCCCATTGGCTTGTTCGATTTGCTGCCGGATGCATGCGCCATACCCAGAGCCGATGGCTTCTCTGTAATCGCGCATCGCTCGGTCAGGCCGAGAGATGCATTGCTCATGCTCTTGTCATTCTTTTCCACTTTCGGTCTCCAATTGCGTTGACTGCCAACATGGCAGTGACGGGCCGGTTGCCAGGCCCGTCTCTTGTCTTACCACCACTTCATCGTGATCGTCGGGATGCCCACGCCAGCCGGGGAGCCACCTGTCGGAGCAATCAGAGCGATCCGAAGATCGGTGATCGCGGTGCCCGAGCCTGAGTCCTTGCCGAGGTCGATGACCTTCTGCTTGATCCCCAGTGCGTCATGGTCAGTCAGACCGTAGCCAGTGTTGGCTGCTGCTGCGCCCATGTTCAGCTCGGCGTACTTGTCCGCATCGTCGACCGTGCCCACGCGTATGAATGCGGGGGTAGTCACCTGCGTGAAAGTCGTCGTTACACTGACGTGCATGTCCTCAATTGCCCCGAACCGGGCACCCGGAGGTGGCTTGATCCGCTGGTTGGTCGTACCGCCGCCGATGTTGACGGAGCCCAGTGAATACGAAATCACCATCGCCTCGTCGTAGCTGCCGCGTAGTCTTTGTTCTGCCACTTTCTATCTCCTATTACAGGAAGGCAGCGATTAAGCTGCGCTTTCCCACTTGACGATGCGGATGTTCTTTGCGTCCGAGGCGCTACCGTGGACGATGCCGAAGCCGCCCAGGTAGTACCAGGCAACGCCACGGCTGCGACCGAAGTCGCCGGGCAGCTTGCCTCTGATCTCCTCTGGGATTGCGACCGCTTCCATCACGGTGTCCTCGCCCATGAAGAACGCCCAGTCGGAGACCCCGCCATTCCATGCGTCTGCCACGCCGTCCTCGGACGACCATGTGGTTGAGTCGACTGCGCCGCCCTTCGGAATCAGGGTCTGTTCACCGAAACGAATTCCCTCATACCGACCGGTCTCGCCATTCATGATGTAGCCGAAGCCTTCACCGTGATATTGCTTGAGAGCCTCGTAGTCGTTTTTGAAAGCACGGGTCGTGGTTGGCCAGCTCAGAGCGTAGTAGTCATCACCTGCGAATGCCGGGATGTTCCGCTCTTTCATGCCGTCACTGATGGCCTTGATGTGCGCAGCACGCATGGCAATCCCGTTGGTGATGTCGCAACCGGTGGTTTGGAACGTCACCGCCGTTGCACTGTTGCCGCTGGTTGGGGCAACGGTCAGAGGGGTTAGATCGAACTGCGCGTGCGCAGCTGCGTCCAACGCCTTCTTGGCGTCATGCTTCAGAACCTTGCGAATGATCTCGGTGATCGGCTGCTTGCTGAGGTTGTTCAGCTTGCCGGTGTATTTGACCGAGTTGCCCATCTCGCCAATCCGCAATTGGCCCTGGCGGATCTGGAAGTTTGTGGTCGGCATTTCCAGCTGCTCGTCGAGGGCTCGCCCGCGTCGACCAACATCGGAATACACGTTCCAGTTGTAAAATTCGCCTGCGTTCAGGCCCTTGTCCATCGCGTCTGCTGCATCACACAGCTGACGGAATCGGACCACAGGCTGCAGATCGGTCCGCAAGGTGTCGCTCAACTCGTCGGAATAAGCGAACCCTCCGAGGATGTCTACGCTCCATACTTGTGCCACTTAATCTCTCCTCAAGAATATGTTTTGAATAAGGCCGTGCCTTACCGCCGCGCTCTTGAGGCCATCAACTTGGCAATTTGCTCTTTCCGACTAGACTCGATCGTTTTGGGCTGCGCTTTTTCCTCTGGCGCATCCCTCACCATCGGCTCTCTCGCTGCTCTAGGCGCGACGTTTTCGCGCTTTCGTTCTCTGCGGACCTCGACCATCTCTACCGGTTTTGTGCCGGAGGACGGACCCAGATGCCGCAGCCTGACGTGATCGGCCGCTTTTTGGGTGATCGTCACGAGGTCAGCGCCGGGGTTCTGTTTCTGTTGTTCGGTGATCTGGAAGCGAACACTCTCGAGGAGGTCCGGTCGTACACCAAGATCCGCGTAATTGTCGCGAAAGTACTTGTTGGCACGAGCCTGATCATCGGGCAACGGGGCGAGTTGCGGCGCTGCAGCGGGAGGACTAGCTGGCTTCGGCTCTTGTCTTTGCTGCACCTTTGCGAACATGGCTGCCAAATTCTTGGCTGCCTCATCCTCATCTGATGCGTAAAAAGACGAGATCACTGCTTTGCTGAGTGCCTCTATCTCTGCTGCTGACGAGGGTGCCTCGTCAGCGCCAGCGCCGCCTTTAGGTAGGTGACTGGCACGGTCTCCAAGCTGGTCCGCGATGTAAGACTCTAACCGGGCCCTCTCGGCGTCGACCTGTTTGCGCTCGGCTGCTGCCTGCTCAAACCGCTCATCCGCCGCGAGTATCCGCTGAAGATTCTTCACCGAACCTGCTTCGCGAACTTCATCCGAAGTAGCGAAACGCTTCTGTCCGTTAACAGTAATCTCTACGTATTCCGGCTCGCTGTCAAGCGCCGCAGACACGTCCTGCGTCTGTTCCTCATTCACTGCCATGTTGGCAGTAACCCGCTCGCCAGGCTCGTCGCCTTCGTCCCCGTAGTCGTTGCCGGCAAGTTTGTCGCCGTACTCTGCCATCAACGCCGCTTTGATCTTCGTGTCATCGACGCCGTTGACCTCCATTTCCATGCGCTTACGCATGACCTCGACGGTCAGATCATTCTCTTCGGACTCTGCCCTCGATGCGTCTCTCACATCACGCCGTCGGGCATATATGTCCTTGCGCGACGTCTTCTGCGCTGCCTCGCCTTTGTCGGGCGATTGCTCCGACTCCATCGCCGCCTTGATTGTCTCCAGCGCCTGCGTTGTATCGTCAGCCGTGTCTGCTACAAATCCGTCAGCCGCTGATACGGCATCGACGCCTTGAACATTTTCGCCATCAACCACTGCGTCACTCATACATTCTCCCCGCTTCAATCAGGTCTTCAGTGTCTATGTCGGCCTCCAGCTCCATTTCCAGCAACTGCTCAGCTTCCATCCCACCCGCTACCGCCTCACCGAGCCACGTCGCAACGCGCTTGGCTGTGATGTACTCAATACGCCTGAGCTTCAGCGCCGCGTCATCTGTGTAGAAGTCAGCGGACGCATCCAGCCAGTGTCGTTCGGCCTGCTCAATGCGCCGCTGGATCTCTCGCCCGACCTCCGACAGCCAGAACTCTCGAACAGCCCGGCCAACCTTCGACAGCTCGACTGCCACGGCCAAGGGGTCGACATCATCTTCGATCATTTATTGCGCTCCAAATGGGACGTCGCCGTAGTTGTCACGTGCCAGCGTGCCCGCCTTGTCGTCACCTGCCATGTCCGGCGGTGCTGCCTTGCCATCTACCGGGACTGGTCCTGCCTGACCTCTCACCACGTCCTGTAACGGCGCTGGACCGATGTCCGGCATCAGCCCCAGCGTGTACAGCTGAAGGGCGAACTCTCGCTCAGTGTCCAGAATTGCCTTGTTCAGTGCTTCTCTCTGCAGGATCAACTCGCCGCGCTTTGCGTCGGTGTTGGCGGTGGACAGCTGCTCTTGAATGCCGGTCTTGCGCTCTTCCAGATGAAGTGTTGCTTTTTTGTATTCGGCCTCAGCCTGATGCTTCAACTTCTCCCGCTCGATAGCGCCTTGCTGCGTGACCTCCGCGACCTTGATCCTGCCGTCAACTTCGACCTGCTTGGTATCAATGATCTTCTGCAGCTCATCGACCTTGGCCTGCATTTCCTTGACCCGTGGATCAACGTCTTCCTCGTTCGGAAAGAATCGCTCGCTGTCGTGGCCTACTGCACCCCAGATCTCTTTCTGCACCTCAGCGCCGTCGATGGACTGCAACGCCTGCGGCATGTACTTAGCGATCGTTTCCAGCGCCATCGTGATGCGACCAATGCGCTTGTCCGGTGACGACGCACCGAAGCCCACGTCCGGGGACGCAATGCACCGGTATTGCAGCAACTCGAAAGCCTCTGCCATGTCATCGCTGTTCGGAATGCCTGCCGCGCCTGCGGCCTGCCTGAGCAGCTCCACGTCACTCTCGTTGGCTGCCTGCAGTTCCAGCAGTTGCTGCAATACCGGCGTGACCCATGTCTCGGTGATCGTCCTCACCATGTACTCCTGCGTTGCATTCGCAGTGGACGTGAGCAGTGTCATCCCGCCAACGGTTTCGTTAAGCTGCTTGTTGCTCATGATGCTCGACTGACTCATGACCCCGGCGACGTCGTCGAAATCGTTCGACAGCCGGTCCTGCTCTTCGTATGCGCTGTTCGTGACGTCGCTGGGTCGGTCCCACTTGACCGAGTCAAGCGTGGCCATGCCCACAGCTGAGCCCGGGCCGCCGTTGAGCAGTGTCCGGATGTCCACACCACCACCACGACGGAAATAGTACCGACCCAGCATCGACAGCGTCAGATTGTCTATGCGCAGGTTGGCGATGTTGTTGATCTCGTCCTGAGTCTGCGCGGACACCTCAGCCAGGCCAGATGAGTACACGCGGTGTGCCTCGATCTGCATCTGACCCAGAACGTACGGACGGCCTGCCGGGTACAGCTCTTCAAGGGGGATCTCGTCAGACAACAGCTCTTTGTTGTCGAGCGTGTAGACGATGATGTCGCCGTCCCGCGTGGAGCGCAGATGCTCCTGCACCCAGACCATCGCGTAGTCACCCAGGCCATCGTTCAGCTCGGTCTTATCTTGCGAGTCAGGGTTCCGTGATCGGTCCAGCTGGCTCGAATCTGTGCCACCACCACGCCCTGCAAGCGAACTGGCGTCGACCTGCTTCCACTTGCGCGGGCCCTTGGCTTCCATGCGCTTCTTGATGTCGCCCACATACATGGGGAATTCGTGGATCATGAACTTTGCGCTGCCGATCGGATCAGACCAGTCCGCCCCTGGGTCGAGCCGGAATCGCTCCAGCGGGATCAGATCCACGACCGGGCGATCGATCTCCACCACGTCGCGTGTTTCCTCATTTTCGTACTGCTCGCCAGTTTCAAAGTCGGCATGCGTGACCTTGGTTTTCTCTGTGTAGTCCGAGTACTCCCACATCTGCTTCGACAGCACGACACCCTGTACCGCTGCTTCCTGTACCGCTCCGATATAGATGCGGTACCACGGAATCGACGTCTTGCTGTACGTCGAGCCTCCGAGCCGGGAGTTCAGCAGGTTCTGCTGCAACTCGGCTGCCTGCACGTTGCGCTTGTCTTTTTTGTCGAGCGGGGTGACGTTGACGAACTCTTTCGTCCCGAACGCGGCGATCGCCGCTTGCGACTCGATTCCACGTATCGCAACCCGTGTCTTGGGCCGGTAGATCTTCGACCGTTTCTCGAATGCCGCCGTGTGGTACTTTGACCCTGCGGGGTGCCTCGAGTAGAACCTGTCGTATGAGTCCTTTGCGCGCCTGCTCATCGTTTGTGCGAACCATCGCCCGCCCGCTTCGTAGGCCAGCTGACACAGTGTCAGCAGGTCGTGGGACGTATCCGTAATCTCTCCCTTGGCCATATCGCTCATGTGATCCTGCCCTGTTGTCTGCGTTCGATCCCCCGAAGCGTGCTTGTTGCCTTGTCATTCAGATCCGGTATCAGCCATCCATGTGGGTGTTTGCACAGAGTCCTGCGTTCTGTGTACTGCGCGATGCACGAACCGAATCCCCTGCGCGGCATGCCGAAGCGTTCGAGCAGTTCCCCTGCCAGCCTGTCCACGACAGCCCTTGGGTAGCTGGAGCCCTCCATCGACCTGTCGGACATATAGAAACCGTAAGTCGGGTTGCAACGCGCCGATGCGACTTTGATCATCGAATTGCCAGGCTCTATCATCCATCCCCATCCCGGATACGTACGCTCAAGGGCGATTCCAACGCCCATGATCAGCAGCTTCGTCTGCGCATCGATGTCAGTCATATCGTCGATGTCGTGTACGACGTCATCAGCCATACGGTTTGCGCTCCACGAATTTCCTACCGTTGCTGAACTCGTACGCCAGCGGCACATCGGGTTTGGGCTCTTTCGCGTCCACCAGCGCGTCATAGGGGATAGTGATATACCGAGGGCGTGTGCCATGTTTGCGAGCCATCATGTCTCCTTGAACTGCCAGCATGGCAGTAACTTACTTGTCATAGAGCAGTGTTATCGATGTACGCGTTGTCGATTGCCCCGCTCTGATAGGCGACACGCACAGAGAGGGAGGACCAGAACTCGTACATCTCGGGAGCGATCACGCACTGTATTTTCAGGTCTGACCAGCGTTGCCGGAACGTGACCTCTTCAACTACCGGCAGCGCCGCTATCCAGTCGCGGATCATGGTCTTGTGGCTCTCGCTCATCGACCACGGGCTGATGATCCGCACCTCTACGCCCCGCCTGATCCACACCGCCATTCGGGATACCATCAGAGGTATCGCCGGACCCATGCGGTGCTCGTCCACCCCCAACGCCATTGCGGCCACGTCGACTCCGATCCACGGCTTGATCATCACCCACTACCCTCACATTGATTTCCGCGCACAGTGGCGCGACAAGTCCCAGCTCTAGCTCGAGCAATCTTAGCTCAAAATGGTACGG